TCCTGGTTTAATAGATGAATTACATACTTCTCAAGTAACAGCAATTATTACTAATACTCAAAATCGTGGTGATAATATTTATGTTCTTGACTTAACTGATTTTGGAGATAGTGTAAATAATGTTGTTTCAAAAGCAGCAGCAAGAAATACTTCATATGCAGCCTCTTATTGGCCGTGGGTACAAGTAATAGACCCAGAAACTGGAAATAATGTTTACGTACCAGCATCAACAGTAATTGGTGGTGTATATGCTTTTAATGACTCAATAGCAGAACCTTGGTTTGCACCTGCAGGTATTAATCGTGGTGGTTTAAGTCAAGTAGTTAGAGCTGAACAAAAACTTCCACAATCGTCTCGTGATACTTTATACAATGGTAAAGTAAATCCAATTGCTACATTCCCATCAACCGGAGTTGTAGTATATGGTCAAAAGACATTACAAACTAGAGCAAGTGCTTTAGATCGTGTAAATGTTCGTCGCTTATTAATTGCTCTTAAGACATATATTTCTCAAGTTGGTCAAAACTTAGTATTTGAACAAAATACTATAGCAACAAGAAATAATTTCTTATCAATTGTAACACCATACTTAGAAAGTGTTCAACAACGTCAAGGATTGTATGCATTTAAAGTAGTAATGGATGATTCAAATAACACAGCAGATGTAATAGATAGAAACCAATTAGTAGGTAACTTCTATTTACAACCAACCAAAACTGCTGAATTTATTTATTTGAACTTCAACATTACACCAACTGGAGCTACCTTCCCAGCATAAAAGGTTAGAAAAATAAATATGTATAATAAATAAAATACAAATAGAACATGGCAATTATAGATGCAAACGAAATATTTTTCACAGCGTTTGAACCCAAACAACAGAACCGATTTATCCTTTATGTAGATGGTTTTCCAAGTTATATAATCAAAGGAGTATCTGCAATCGAGTATACCGCTGATGAAATTATTTTAAACCATATAAACATTTATCGTAAAATCAAAGGTAAATCTAAATGGGGAGATTTAACATTAACATTGTTCGACCCAATTTCTCCATCTGGTGCTCAAGCTACAATGGAATGGGTACGTTTACACCACGAATCAGTAACAGGCCGTGATGGTTACTCAGATTTCTATAAAAAAGACTTAACTATTGATATTTTAGGTCCTGTAGGTGATGTTGTAAGTGAGTGGGTTATCAAAGGAGCATTTATTAAATCTGCAAACTTTGGTGAATATAGCTACGACAACGAATCTGCAGCTCAAAACCTTACAATAACTGTAGGTATGGATTATTGTGTATTGAATTACTAATAGTAAAAATACTTTAAAGAGAGGCTCAACTTTTGTTGAGCTTCCTTTTTCTTCATATATGTATATACGATAATAATGTTATAATTAAATAAAGATTATGGAAGAAAACAAATTTGTTCTACCAACCGAAACTATTGAACTACCTTCTAAAGGTTTAGTATATCCTAAAGACAATCCTCTTTCTAGCGGTACTATTGAAATGAAGTATATGACTGCTAAAGAAGAAGATATTTTAACTAATTCTTCATATATTCAAAAAGGCACAGTTTTAGATAAACTAATGCAATCTATGATTATATCTAAAATTAACTACGATGATTTAATTGTAGGTGATAAAAATGCAATTATGGTTGCATCTAGAATTTTAGGATATGGAAAAGATTATAAATTCTCATTTGATGGAGAAGATTACGAAGTAGATTTATCTACTTTAGACAATAAAGTCTTAGATGAATCTTACATCACACCAGGCAAAAACGAATTTGATTTTACCCTTCCACATTCAAAAGTTGCTATTACATTTAAATTCCTTACAGGACACGATGAAAAGAAAATTTCAGCTGAACTAGAGGGATTAAAAAAGATTAATAAAAATCTCTCCCCAGAATTATCTACTCGTTTAAAGTATATGATTACATCCGTCAATGGAGATAGGGAAACTAAAACTATAAGGTATTTTGTAGACAATGCCCTCTTAGCTCGAGACTCCAAATCACTAAGAGATTATATAAAACAAGTACAGCCAGACGTAGATCTGACTTTTTTTCCCCCTGATGGCGAAGATCGTATCAATATCCCAGTTGGGCTTAGCTTTTTTTGGCCTGACCTTAAGTAATGCTCCTGAATTTAGAGTAGCATTATTTACTCAAATTCATGAAATAGTATTTCATGGACAAGGAGGGTATGATTGGAATACTATATATGATATGCCTATTTGGTTAAGAAAATTTACTTTTAACAAAATAGATGAACATTATAGAAATCAAAATAAAAAACATAATGATGATTTATCATCCCAAACCCATAAAATAAAAAGTGGTAAAGTAGAAATTGCTCCACAATTTTTAAATCCTAAAAATAAACTTCCTAAATATTAACTAAAAAGGTACTAAAAATGGTACCTTTTAATATTTATAGCTATATAATTTAAAATGGCTACACCACCAGCATCACCCCCAGGAGGAGGAGGATCAACACCAGACCCAAGGAAAATACAGCAATTAGCTGATTTATTGGAAAGAGTAGATGGATATAGTGCTTCTACAGCTAGAAGTATGGCTAACGCTGCTGCTCAAGCTGGAGTATTAGACGATGAGTTAACCAAAGTAGCTAAAAGACAACAAGATTTAAATAAAGGATTTCAATCCTTAGTTGATTCTATTAAAGATTCTGTTAAAGAAATAACCAAATTAAATACAGAATCTGGAAAAATAAACAATAGTTTTAATGAATTAGATTCATTAGCAAGTAAAGTATTAAGATCTAAAAAAGATATAAAGAATGCTTCATCTGAAGAGTTAAAAAATATAAATAAAAGTATAATTGAAGAAGTTCAAAATTTAAAACTCCAAAGAGAAAAACTAACAGAGAAAAAAAGATCAAAAGGATTAAACGAAGAAGAGAAAAAACAGCTTGCTGCTATAAACAATATAATGGATACTCAAGGTAACTTGAGAAAAAAGACAGCAAGTGGAGAAGAAAATTACCTTGTAACACTTCAAGAAGAAACCAAAGAGTTAGAAAAGCAAGCTAAAATAGAAGAAAATATAGAAAAAACTAAAACAGCTGGAAAAGATGCTGCTTTAGGTATATCTAAAGCTTTAGAAAGTGCATTTGGAGTAGGAGCTATATTAGAATTTTTTAAAGGTGTTGATGATAGAATAGGAGGTTTAGCTAAAAATCTTAACATGACCTATAACGACGCTGCTGACCTTAATAAGCAGTTTGCAGATATGGGTAGCAGCATGAATGATGCTTTTCTTAATTCTAAATCATTAGGCGAATCATTCACAGCTATTTCTCAAGATTTAGGAGTTAGCGTAGCAGCAGATGCTGAAGCTATGAAAGAAGAATTAGCAACTTTTACTAAATTAAGAGACCAAGCTGGATTTACTAATGAAGAATTAACTAAATTTTACAAATTAGGATTAGTTAACAATAAAACTTTAGAACAAACCACAGAAGAATTTTTAGGAGGAGCTAAAGCATTATCTGCACAAAAAGGTTTAGCAATTAATGTTAAACAATTAATGAAAGAAACTGCTAACGCTTCATCTGCCTTAAAATTAACATTAAGTGCAGTACCTGGTGGGTTAGCTAAAGCAGCTGTAGAAGCTAAAGCATTAGGTGTTAGTTTAGAACAATTAGAAAATATTCAACAAGGTTTATTAAACTTTGAAGACTCTATATCAGCTGAATTAGAAGCAGAATTATTAACTGGTAAAGAAATTAATTTAGAAAAAGCTAGATTAGCTGCACTGAATGGAGACATAGGTGAAATGGCCAAAGAACTTAATGCAGAATTAGGAGGCTCAGCTGAATTTAATAAAATGAATGTTATTCAACAAGAGGCAATGGCCAAAGCAGTTGGAATGACTCGTGAAGAATTAGCTAAATCATTAATTGAACAAGAAGCATTGCAAAATATAGGAGTAGCATCTGCTGAAGCAGCTAAAGAAAAATATGATAAACTTAGAGAAACTATGTCTGCTGAAGAAGCAGCTAAAGCTTTAGGTGATGATCAACTAGCTCAA